GTGCGTTCCAAGTTATGGTAGAAGCATCCGTTAGTGTTGCTTCTGGTACAATACCAGCACCTAAAAATTCTGCATAAGCACCATCATTAATTGCAAGAACAGAAGTTCCGTCAAACTGTTTGAAAATGATATCTTTAGCATCCGTTGTAGGTTGCACAACTGTATCTCCTGATGATGATACAAGTTTGAAGTGATCTGTGTTTGCTATTTTAAAGTCTATTTGATCGTCTGTATCAGCAGTAATACTTGTATCTGCGTCTGCATCTAATATTAATTCATTTCCATTTAAATCTAGTGAAGAAGGTGTTACTAATGCACCACTTAATTTTGCACTTGTCACTGATGAATCTGCTGGTGTTACATTAGTAAATGACAGATTACCAGAGCCATCAGTTTTGATAACTTGATTTGCAGAACCATCAGCACTAGGTAAAACAAATATTTGATCTCCTGTTAATGCTGGTGCTTCAAAACCTACAAAGTTAGCACCTTCCATAAATCTTAATTCATTATTACTACCACCTATTGATAAGTTACCAGAAGTAGTTAAAGCACCTCCATCAGCAATACTTAAAGCATCATCTCCGTCTGTAAATTCTATTAATGCTGTTCTAATACTATCTGCTTGAAAATATTCAACTGTATCGTTTGATTGATCTAGTGCGAGTATAGTGATATTTGCATCATTGTCTTCGTTTCTAATGTAAAGAATGTTGGCAGAACTGTCATACCATAATTGATTTGCATAGGTAGTTGAAGGAGCTGATGTTCCACTAGAGGTACTAGCCAAAGCCTGTAAGGCACTATTTAAATCTGACCTAGTGTTTGGGAAAGTCTGATTTGCTATATTAAAATCGTTTTGTGACATCTATAATTCTCTTTTACCTATTTTGGCACGTTGTTTAAGCAGATTCAAGATTTCCATACCCTTTAGCAACATAATCAAAAGTTCTATTAACAACTGCATTACTAGAATTTTTAAAAACTATTGTAAATCCAGTTGCAGTTTTATTAGTTATCTCATAAAAATCTCCACTGGCAAGATTTGTTACTGATACTCCTAATGCTTGAACTTCTTTGAATGCTGGACTGTATGTTACTACTTTACCACTTCCAGAAGTACCAGACGTAATTGAACCTTCTCCAAAAGTTCTATCTGGCATATCTACTGTTGCTGATAAGACACTAATGCTTGGTGCTGATGTAATATTTGTTGTTGTAAGTTTTGCTCTAAGTTTTATATAACGTGCTTTATAATCTCCTAAAATATAATTTCTAAAGTCTGTATAAGTTGAATTATCATTAGATAATGATATAAGTATCTCTACGTTTACATCATTAAATTCGTTATAAGAACCATCAAAAAGACCCTCTCGATCATCAAAGTTACCACCAAACGAATCAAATAAAGTGGTTGCATCGAATCTTGTAAAAGCACAATTAACTGTGACTCTCGATGTAAATATACCTCCAACATCTATAATTGGGAAATCATATGTTCCTTCTAAATTATTAGCTGTGTCTCCACCATCATCAAAATTACCAGATTGTGCATCAAATAAACCTGATGCATCATCGAACAATTCGCCTGTTTGTAATTGTAAAAAATCTGTTCCATCTCTACTTACGACTACACAATCAGATTTAGTACCAGAAAAACTTGGATTCTGAGTCGATGTAGTTACAACATTAAAATTATAATCAATGTCATTTAATATGACTGATGATTTTGTAGAGTTAAGACTTTCTATACCAAGTACATCAATTGCTTTAATCATATATGTCCCATTTCGTGCTGGTAGTGATACTGTATTGGCTGGTTTTGCCACTTTTTCTGCTAATATCATTCCTTCTTCAAAAGTTGGAGACGTTGTATCGGGTGTATGTCTTACTATGTAATGACTCAAATCTAAGTCTGATATAGGAGTCCATGACAACTCTGCCATACCATTAATTATATTCACTGAAAAATTTTGAACATCTGAAGGTGGTGCAGTCTTACCAATAACAGTATGTTGAATTGTTGTAAAATCTGAATAAACGTTGAAAGCATTAACTGATCTAGCCCTGATATTGTATATAGCCCCGTCTTGTGCATTGACTAACTCAAAAACATTATTTTTAGATTTTCCAAGAGATATGAATTGATTATCAACAGAAGTTGTATTTTGTGCTTCCACTTCAAATTCATTAGTTGTACCTTGATTCGATTGACAAGTTACTACTAGTACAGCAAGTGGTGTTTCAGAAAATGTTCTAAGTTCATCAATTGCAGATATACTAGGTGCTGAAACATCTGTTGTACTTGGTAAAGTTGTATTATCTAATGAAAAAGATGATTCTTCTGCATCCCAATCATAAACTGATGATGATGTTTCTTTTAAAATTACATCAATATACATTTCATCTGACAAAGTAAATGTCCAATCAGAGACCTCAAATATTTTATTTGTAAACCCAAATCTTTCATTTGAAATGTTAACTGTATCTCCTACTCTTAAATTGAAAGCAGTAAATTTAACTTTTGCTACCAGTTGCATTTGCTGTCGATTTTTAAATAAAATAATCTTTGCGATTCTCTGAGCCATAACACTTGATGTAGTAAATGGTAAATCTATATCTGCAAATATTGTCTCTCCATCTCCAGATACAAAAGTAGACGATGTAACCATAGGATAATCTGTAGGCATCCAATTAGACTCTGGACTAGTGAATATACCTTTCACAGTATTAAACATATCTTTTCTTGATTGTTTTGCTGTTAGAGATATACCACCAGCAAAGTCCGTTTCGCTTAAAGAAATAGAAGGAGAAGTGAATTTACCACCTGAGATGTTAAATTTACCATTTGAATATGACATTGTACCAATAAAAGAAGAAAGCATATCATCAATAATTTCCATAGGTGCAATATCAGAATATAATACTCCATCAAGTTTGTATTTTTTTTGAGTACCTCCAGCAGATAATGTTACATTTTCATCACAAGTATTAGCAACTGTTGTAAAAGATGTTGTATCAATATTATCTAAAGATACACCGAGACCCAATCTTGTATCTGATAAGTAATCGTATAGACATAAAGCTGGGTTAGAAGAAAATGCAGTTGAAGATGTTCTAAAATCTAATACTTTTTTTCCTTTAACAACAGCACTCACATTTGGCAAACCATTTGGAAAAACGTCTGGATCATAAGCTAGTCTTACATAAATATATGAAATACCAGCTAATCTATGTGCTGTAGTCCATTTTGTAGTTTCTGCAACTAAGTCTGCATCTGCTAATTGTGTATCTTCTCCTTTATGTAATTTTATTCTTACAGTTTTTCTGGAGTCTTCAAATATACTATCTTTATTGAATGTGCTTGGAGATGTTACATTGAATCGTGCAATACCATTACTGTCATTACCTGTTGATGATAATGTTAATTCTTTTTCATCAAAATATACTTCTTCAAAAGATTGTATTTCGTGACTTGCTATTTGGACTATCATATGTAGATATTTATTATTATCTGATGTTTCCATAAATAATATTCCACCAGATTTTTTAGTTTCTCCATAGACTATATCTCTTGGAATAATTGGTTGTCTAATCATTAGAGAACGATTACTTGTCTCTTGTGAAAATGATTTTTGTTGTAAAGATGAATTTCTTTGTTTTGGTTTTACAGTCAACGCATTGGCAACAACTGCCGTACTTGCC